ACCCGCTGACCCCGCAAATGCTAAAATGACAAAAGGTAACTACCCCTTATCCACGCCCTCCAATGTCCACAGCGTGACCTTGCTGTGTGAATCCACTTTCCCCTTGAAGCATTTCCCTCCGGCGATGCCGTTGGCATGGCGGCCGAGCCAAAACCCCAGTTCCCTTGGCGTGACCTTCGTCCCGTTCCGGCTGATGCCGGACAACGCCAGTCCAAGGGCGTGCTTCGCGTCGCGGAGGGCTTTATCCCGTCCTTCCCTCGCCTTTTTGGCGACCTCGGTTTCATTGGCGGGAGTGTCTTCGAACTCCTGGCTTTGCGCCGCTTCGATCGCTCCGGCGGCGGTCATTGGCTTGTTCAGGCCGATCGCCGCTTCCCAGGCGGCCATGACGCTCCGCAGGCCCACCAGGACGGGATCGGCTTCGTGGAGCTTGTCCATGGTGGCGGCGGGGTCGGCCATGCCCAGCCACACCAGGGGGCCGCGCACGAAGCGGGTGTAGTCATCGAACGATGCGAGGGCATCGGGCGCGCTCTTCTCGCCCGCCGTCAGGTATCCTCTGACGATCGTCAGGATGGCGGCGATGTATCTCCCTCGGTCCTTCAGCACCGTCCTGAAGGGGTTGGCCGTGAATCTCCGATATTCCGGCCGCTCCACTTTGGCGTCCATCGATGCCAGGACCACGCGGCGCGTCACGTCCTCCATGACCACCAGATTATTCCCGGTCACGCCGGCCAGCGCGCTGTTGGGTGTCTGGTGCATGTCCGATCGCCCCAGCCGCCGCAGGCCGAGCACCGATTGAGTGGCGATCTGACAGATCAGATCCCCTTCAAGGGGGATATTGAGATTATCGATGCTGAACAGTGTCGCGCCCTGTAGCAGCAGCCCGTTCAGCTTCTTCTCCAGTTCGTCGCTACTGTTGCCGGCGTATATGACCGGGCAGCGGCCGCCGTACACGATCGCTCCGGCGATATCGTAGAGGAACGATTTCCCGCTGCCCCTTATCGGCGCCGTCGCGCCGTGAATGGGCGCCACATCCATGGCGGCGCGGACCACCGCCGTGATGAGCAGCGACAACGCGACGGATCTCGACGCTCCGCCGTCGTCGATGAACGGGAACTCGACCAGCAGCCCTTCCAGTTCCTCCATCGCGCGGACGCATTCGCCTTTCGAGGGCTTCTCGCTGATCGAGGGCATGTTCAGGCCGGGCGGCAGCGCCAGATAATATCCGCTGGCCGGGTCGTATCCGTTTCGATCCAGCAGTGTTCCGTCGTGTCGGATCGTCGGGTGCGCGATGATGCCGCGCAGATAAGGGAAGTTCCATTCCCCTTCTCGTTTCAACAAGATGTTGGCCACCACTTCCGGCGGGTCCGCCTTCACGTCTTTCTTGAGCATCCGGCTGTATTTCATCCATTCGCCGGTCTGGCAGAACAGATCCAGCATCCCTGGCGCGTCGAGACGATGCAGGCCGGTCACCTGCGTCTTGCCGCCATCGGCGGCGTCCATTTCCATGATGGCGGGGCGCACCAGCATGGCGCGTTGAAACACGGGCAGGCCCGAGGCGATGATGGCCGCCTCGCCTTCCGATGCCAGATGGTGCAGCTCGCCGGCGATGATCTTGACGCGGCGGCGGGTCACGCCCCCGCCGCTACCACCAAAAGGCCGGCGGGTTGGCCTTATCCACGCCGGATCGGCCTTGTTCGCCTCGTACAGCAACGTCCCGCTCCCGAGCCGGTCGGGCGGCGAGCGCATCCAGTGGTCCCACCGCTCGCGGCAGGCCGCGTCGTCGTGCTTGCCGCTCTTCGCGCTCCACTCCCTGAATGCCTCGTATCCGTCTTCGCTACCGCCCGTGGCGCCCCAGACGGCCATTCCGATCTTCGACCAGTCATCCCACCCGAGGTCATCGTTCGGGATAACCCCGAGGGCCGCGACGACATCCTCGATATGTCCCCGCAGAGAGAGCCCATCGTCATCGGCGGCGACGCTCGCCTTTCCCTCGATCGTCCTCCCTTTCTCGGCCCGTTCCATCAGCCATTCCACGACGGCCGATATATCGATCGTGCAGTCCCCGGTCCCATTCCACCCCGTGACCGTCAAAAACCGCGCGCAGGCGTGGAATATCTCCACCGCCGCCCCTGGCCTTATCCCTTCCCCCCACCAGGCCCGTTCCTCGGCGCTGGCCGCCTCCAACCCATCTACCCATGCCTTCACCCGCAGGCGCCCCTGGAACGCCTCTGGGGCGCCTCCCAGCCGCCCTATGACCCGTATCCCCGTCCCCGAGGGCGTCACCTCCCAATAGGCTCCTGGCGCCGCCGCCAGGATCGCCAGCGCCCACGCATCGATCTTCCCCGTCCGAGGGTCGCGACAGTGATCGATATCGATGGCCACGCGCCCGAAATCGTCTTTCATGCGCCAGCCAGCCCCGGCGGCGCTTTCGGCCAGCACGGCCGCGCGGGCGGCGTCATATCCGACCACCCCCACCAGTCCGTTGACCTGAACCCCGACGCCCGTTCCGGGGATGACCGGCACTTTCGTCCGCCCCCGCTTCCCGTCCTTTCGGATCAGCACGCGCCAGTACCAGAGACACCAGCGATCGACGGCCAGCATCGCCGCCAGGCCGGGGATATTCCGTAGGTTCAGTCCTCGTGTTTTGTCATCGTTGTTCTTCGTCATCGCCACCCCCTCGGTTTCTTCTTCTCGCTACCACCATTCCTCCGCCTCACCAGAGGGCGTCGATGGCCGCCCTGACGAAGGCTTCCGCTTGCGGGACACAGAGAGAATTGCCGTAACCCCGCAGGAGCCCCACTCTGGCGGGAGCCCCTGTAGCCAACGGGAATGCGCCGGGTTCAACTGGCCGCCAGCGTCCATCTCTACAATATACCCAGTCACATCCAGCCCAGTAGCCGTTAACCGGGCCGGGCCGGCGGCGAGCGTCGCGACATGGTTCAGGCTCACCGTCGCCTTCGTCCCGTCCGCCCGCCTGCCGGTCGCGGTCGCGTCCTTCGCCATCTGCGATCCGTCCGCGTTTCCCTTCGTCGGCGTCGGCCAGCCCGTCCGCGAGCCAGTAAAGCCGTTGTCTGAGGTGCGGCGCGCCGAACCCCGCAGCGCAGGTATCGACCGCCCCGACGGCGTATCCCTCACCTTCCAGGTCAGCCGATACAATGTCGAACCACTCGAGGCCGCCTCGACCGCTAACCTGCTCGCCAAGGACCGGGACAGCGCGCGGCTTGCCGGCGAGCAACAACGCGAAGAACACGGGCCAGAGGTGTCTTCGGTCCTCGACTCCCTCTCGCTTCCCGGCGGCGGAGAAGGGCTGGCAGGGCAGGCTGGCGGTCCAGACCGGCCTGTCGTCGTCCCAGCCGCCGCGCCGCAGAGCGAGGCTCCAGGCTCCAATCCCCCCAAACCAGTGGCATTGCGTGAACCCCCGAACGTCATGCGCCGTGACCTCTTCGATTCCACGGTCATCGACCGCGCCGTCCGCGATCTCTCCCGCTTTGATCAGCTCCCGCAGCCACGCGGCGGCGGCGGGATCGTTCTCGTTGTAGTAGGCCGTCATCCCCATTCAGCCCATTCGTCCATCTCCTTCGAGGGCCGATGCCCAACCCGAACCCGTATTGGCGGCGGCCCCGCGGCTTCCACCGCGCCAGCGAGCCCTTCGATCCACGTCATCACCGCGTCCGGCACGGGATACAGCCCTTCCCGCCACCTCCGCGCGGTGCTGACGCCGACGCCAAGCACCTCCGCCAGATCGCCGCTGGTCCAGCGCAACGCCGTCAGCGCCGCCCCCAGGCGGCGGGAACGGTCATCCTCGACCACGCCCCTCGGCCGCTCCATGTCCTCGCTCATGGCTTTTCCTCCGTCTCCACTTCGATATCCATGAGAGCCGCGCGCAGCAGCGTGTTACGCACCGAATTGATGCTGGAGGCGTGTAGCCCCGGCCTCTCCCGGTGCTTCTCCGCGATATCCAGCTCAAGCAGCATCATCCGGATATCGTAGGCTGTCAGACGCCCGCTCATGCTCTGTACTCCGCTGCTTCCACCGCGTAATCGAGCCGCTGCTCTTCCGCGCATACCGAACAGAGCTTCATCCCATCGAACACTTCCACCGCGTCCCTGGAGCCGCACTCGCAAATCGCCACGACCTCTCCGGTCCCTTCGCACTCGCGGCATTCCCATGTCCGCGCGTAAGGGTCGTTGGGATGATCATGCGTCCTCACCCCGGCGCCGCCACATTCGATGCAGGTATCCATCAGCGTTGTTGCGTTGCTCATTTTCATCTGCTTCACTTCCTTTTCCACGATTCGTCACACCCCCACTCTCCGGCGGCGCCCCCCACGCCGCCGGTTTTTCTTTGTCTTCGGGTTGGTGGCGAGACCCAACCTATATGAACCATCCTAATCCATAGTGCAAGCCCTATTTGTCACCTTCGCTATCTTTTCCACTGTCTTTGTTTTGATACGTCGCGAAAGCCTCCCTTAACCGTCGCTGCACCATCACCTCCTCCCGTATGACCTCGGCCAGTTTCTCCAGGAAATCAGGCGTAAATCCGCCAGGGCGCACGCTATCGGCGACGATGTAATAGCGTTCATTCATCTTTCTGATATCGTCGTCGCTCCCCTCGGGCGTGTTCTCTCGCGTAAATCTCATCACTTTTCCCCTTGCGCTATCTTCGCCACCTGTTATACGTCCCGCTCATGGTTAAAACAACATCCCCGCAGACCTACAGCATCAAAGAGGCCGCCAGGGTATTGGGCGTTCCTGGACGGACGATATACGGTCAGGTGGCGCGCGGTGAACTGCCCGCCATTCGCTTGTCAGGCAGGATCTTGATCCTCCGGGCTGTAGTGGATGCGATTCTGTTGTCGGGATTACCGAAAGAGACCGTCGAGGAAACCACCGAATGGTGATGACCAACCGCGAATTACTCCAGAAGCTGGAGCATCATTTCATCCTGCTGCGCCGCCTCGCTGAATCTCCGGGACCGATCCGGTGTAATGGCGCGACAATAAAGAAATGGCGCGCGATCGTGGAGGAGTGCGAGGCCGCGCGGGCCGCTATCAACCAGTATCTGGAACAGGCGAAATGACATCGGCCCTTGCTCTCTGGGCGCATCAACGCGCGGTCATCCCGGCCCTCGCCAAGGGCCACTTCCTGCTGCTCTGGGACATGGGAACAGGAAAGACCGCCGCCCTCATTCGCGCCGGAGCGACCGTGGGCGGGCGTCAACTGTGGATCACCCACGCCGTGCTGATCCCGCAGACGCTCAACGATATCGCGCTCTGGCGTCCATCCGCCCGCGTCCAGCGGATCACGTCGGGCAAATCGATCGTCGATCCCGACGCCGATATCGTGATTGTCAGTTACGACCTGATGAGAAGGGTCGAGATCTGGAAGCAGTTATTCCGTCTTTACTGGGAATCCATGGTCTGCGACGAAGGTCATGCCCTTGGTCATGGCGCCGCGGCGAGAACAAGAGCCATGTATGGCGCGACGATTTACTCGAAAGGCGCTCTTTATACTCGCTCGAACCGGGTCTGGATCGCCACGGGAACGCCCGTGCTCAACTCACCGGACGAATTACATCCACACCTGAGCCGTCTTTTCCCCAACCTTATCCAGGGCTTTGTCCAGAAGGCGCTCTTCCTCGAACGCTATTGCGTCACTGTCCAAAAGACATTCGGCCCCGTGATAGTTGGGGCCAGGAACACGGATGAACTGCGACAAATCCTCTCGAAATGCGCCAGCCGCGTGAAACTGTCCGATGTGACCGACCTTCCACCGCTCACCGTGGATACCCTCCCGGTGGAGATCAGCCCCGCCGATCGCCGTGCGATCGAGGCGACGATGACCGACGAGCAGCGGGCGGAACTGAATGTCGTCCTGACCCAGCTGGAGAATAACGATGAGGCCGCGTGGCAGCGCCTTCAGGCGATGCTGCTCCCCCTCGCCTCGACCCGCCGCGTCCTCGCCCTCGCCAAGAGCAGGGCGGCGGTCGATCTCATCAAGAGTGAGATTGAGGGCGGCGCGGACAGGATCGTTCTGTTTGGCCTCCACGTCGCCGCCCTCCAGGCCGTCAATGACGCCTGCCAGTCTCTTGGGGCGAGGCTTCTCATGGGTGAAACCGCCCATACCCTCCGTGAAGGCGCCGTCGCCGGGTTCAACGCGGGCGTCGTCAAGGTTTTGGTCGCGAGTGTTCGTGTCGCCGGCTTCGGGTTGAACCTTCAGTCCGCCCGCCGCGCCATCTTCCTGGAGACCGACTGGACCAGCGCTTCGATCGACCAGGCCATCGCGCGTCTGTACCGCGCCGGCCAGGCGCGCCCGGTCAGAATCTCGATTCTCACCGTCGCGGACAGTATCGACGCCCGTGTCGCCGACATCGTCCGCCGCAAGCGGCGGATCGTCACACAATTATTGGAGGAGACTTCGTGAGTATTTCTGTGATTTGCACGCTCGAACTGACTGAGGAGGAGATGCTGTTTCTGCTGCGGCTGCGAGCGGGAGAGTTCCTTGTTCCTCCGCCGGAGGAGACAGGTCAGGTGAAAGGAAACGAAACCCCCGATTCCGTTTCCATTCCCCCGACAGAGGCGGAGCCGGAGATTATTCCGGTGGAACCTCCCCCTTTGCCACCAAAACGACAGCGCGACCGCGCGAAGGCCAATGGCGCGGAGGCGCCCATTAATTCAACGCCCCTCGCCCCGCCGCCTCCGCCTCCACCTCCCGAGGCCCTTGATGAGCCCGCCATGCGCTCTCTGCTGTCGAAGGTCGGCGCGGTGCATCCGCTCAAGGTCAAGGCGATCACCAACATCCTGGAGAATTGTGGCGGCGCGCGTCGCCTGTCTGAGTGCGACCCCGCGACGTGGCCCGCCATCGCCGAGGCGGCGCTGGCGGCTCTGAAGGAGCATTCGGCGTGAACGACACGCCACCCACGCGAGGTCATTCACCCCTCGGCATGTCCGTCCTCGAACGCCGCTTCATGTGCCCTGGCAGTATGAAGGCCGAGGAAGGCAGGCTCGACACCCCCTCCGTCTACGCCAAACGCGGAACCGATCTGCACGAGGTTGGCGCATCCTGCCTGCGTGAGCACCTCAACCCCCTGGAAGTCATCTCCGAAGACCCCGAGGGCGCGGAGATGGTGCTGGCTTATCAGATCGAAGTTGAGTCGGCGCACGATCGCCTCGGCGGGACGCTCCACGTGGAGCAGGCGTTTGAACTCTCCACCCTCTCGGAGCTTTACTGGGGAACCGCCGACGCGGTGATCATTTCCCCGCCGACCTTATACGTGGCGGACTTCAAGACCGGCCACCACGGCATCGAAATCAGACGGCCCGATGGGAGGGTCAATCTCCAGTTGGGCGGCTACGGCCTCGGCGCCCTGCACAGCCTGCCCGCCGGGCTTGCCCATGAGATCACGTCGATCGAGTTGTGCGTTGTCCAGCCGGCCCTCGGGCCGCCCCAGAGGACCATTATGACGACGGCGGAGGTCCACGACCTGGCGGCCGATCTGATCGAGATCGCGGAAGCGGCGCTTATGCCCGACGCCCCGCGTCACGCGGGCGGACATTGCAAATACTGCCGCGCCGCCGGTGATTGCCCGGCGCTGCGGGAGCGCGCTCTTGTCGCGGCGCGGACTGAGTTCACGCACACCGAGGATATCGTTCCTCCTCGGCCGGATCGGCTGACCCTGCTTCAACTGTCTCGAGTCCTTGAAGAAGCGGACATGGTCGATCAATGGATCACCGCCGTTCGCGTTCGCGCCAAATCCCTCGCCGACAAAGGTGAGGAAATACCGGGGTGGAAGCTGGTCGATAAGCGCGGCAGGCGGGTATGGGCGAACGAGGAGGAGGCGGAGCACACTCTGTCGGCCTTGCTGGGAGAGGACGCCTACGCCACCAAACTCCACTCGCCGACACAGATCGAGAAGGTTCTGAAGGCGAAGAAGATGAAAAAACCGGGTCGCTGGGGCGATCTGGTCACGATGTCAGATCCTGGAACCACGTTGGTTCCGGCGTCAGATCTTCGGGCTCCGGCGAGTCCGAGGCTTATCGAGTTTGAAATCGTAACAGAAGAATCCTGACATGAGTGGCGCGCCTCCCCCCGGTCATCGTGGCGGAAGAACATTCAGCGCGGAGATCGATGGTGCGCGCCTTAATCGTCAGGCATTCGATGTGTGGCACGCCATGCGGGACATGGCCTGGCATACACTACCGGAACTATCCACCAGAACCGGCCATCCTGAAGCGTCTGTTTCAGCGCGGTTACGGGATTTCCGCAAGGAACGGTTCGGTGGTCACGAGGTCCAACGGGAGCGTATCCCGTTTGGCAACGGACTGCACCGCTACCGGCTGGTTCCGGTGCGGGCGGATCTGGAATGGTAAACCGTTAACACAGAGGAACAGTAACCAAATGGCGCAGAAACCAGTTGTATCAACCATCCGCCTCGGCCCCGGCCGTCTGTCTTTTCCCTCCCTGATCGAGCCCAGCTCATTCAATGGCGGCGATGAGAAATATACCTGCACCTTGTTGCTGCCGCCCACCTTCGACGTGGCGCCGCTGCTGGTGGCGCTCAACGGCCTGTGCGTGGAGGTGTGGGGCAAGGACATGAAGAAATGGCCCGCCAACGCCCGCCGCCCCGAGAGCGTCGTCCGCCGTGCTGAAGAGAAGGAGCATATGGCGGGATACGAGAAGGGCTGGCACTTCGTTTCGGCGTCATCGAAGGACAAGCCGGCCATCGTTGATGCCAGCCTCGAGCCGGTCACCGACCCGCGCGCGGTTTACGCCGGGCGCTGGGCCAACATCAGCGTGAGGCCGTTCTGCTATAACAACATCGGCGTGGGTGTTTCCCTGGGCCTCGGCAATGTCCAGTTGTTGAAGCATGACGGGGCGTTCGGCCGCACGTCGGCGGCGCAGGATTTCGATGCGGTCGTGGAAGAGATGGAAGACGAGTTCTAAAGTGTCGTACGACCTCCCCGCCCCCGCTGGCTCGTTACGCCTGGGCTACGCGGATCCGCCTTATATCGGGTCGGCTCACCTTTATCGGGATCAGCCAGACTATGGTGGGGAGGTCGATCACGCGGCCCTCGTCGCGGATCTCATGGCCCGCTTCGACGGCTGGGTGTTGCACGCATCCGCCACGCCGGGGTCGATCGCGACGCTGGCGCCGTTGATCGCGCCAACCGGCGCGCGGTGGTGCTCCTGGGTCAAGGGCTTCGCGGCGTTCAAGAGGAACGTCTCGGTGGCCTATGCCTGGGAGCCGGTCATCATCAAACCCGCCCGCAAGCCAGTCGTGAGCAAGCGTCTGGTCATGCGTGACTGGATCAATCACTCGATCACGCTAAAACGCGGTCTGACCGGCGCCAAGCCGGAGGCCGTCTGTCACTGGGCGTTCGAGCTGCTGGGCGCGCGCCCAGAAGACGATTTCAGCGACCTTTATCCAGGAACCGGCGCCGTCACGGCGGCGTGGGACAGTTGGACGGGACAGTTCTGGTGACCGACAGCAACAGTGTCGATCAAGGAGGTATGCGATGACACCAGATGAGGCGCGTGTATATGTCGCGATGTTTCGCACACACATCATACCGGGAACAGCTTTTGTTCATACAAACAAGAACCGTGAAATCTGTTTAGACGATATGACAGATGATGAAGCACTGTTTGTCGCGAAAGGTTTCAAAGAGATGGAAGTTGAAGCAGCCAGGAAAAGTAAAGGAAGAAAACAATGAGCAAGATGGAAGACGGGTTTTAGGGTCGCCAGCCACTCGGGCCCTTGGCCCTAAGAGGGCGATGAGGCCGACAGGGAATTGTGGGAAAACCTGTCGGCGCTCCTCTTCCAGGGGGATGTGAATAACGTGACCGACATCAACGATCTTCTCTTTCTCGATCTCGAAACCAGAAGCACGGTCGATCTGCGGAAGACCGGCGCATACGTTTATGCGTCGGACCCTTCCACTTCCGTCACCGTCGCCCGCCTGGCGATCGGCATGGAAGAGCCGTGGGAGTGGCGGCCGGGGCGAGAACTCCTCCCGAAATATCTCAAACACCTGGAAGACCCCACGCGCGAGGTCGTCGCTCACAATGCCCAGTTCGAGCGGCTGCTGATCGAAGGCGTCCTGCATCCACGCCACGGCTGGCCGCTGGTGGCGATCGACAGATGGATCTGCACGATGGCGCGCGCCCGCGCCCAGGCCCTGCCTGCCAGCCTCGATGGGGCGTCCTTCGCCCTGGGTCTTCCTTTTCGGAAGGACATGGTTGGGCATCGTCTCATGCTCCAGATGTGCAAGCCCAACCCCAGGGCGAAGCCAGGCGCGTCGATCTGGTTCGACGACGAGGAGCGCATGAGCCGCCTGTCCGCCTACTGCCGGGATGACGTGGTGGTCGAGCGTCAGGTGCAACGATCCACCGCCGCGCTGCCCCAGCCGGAACTCGACGTATGGGATCTGACCGAGACGATGAACGACAGGGGCGTGCGGTTCGATTTGGGCTTCGTCGAGGCGGCGTCGATCGTGGCGGAAGAGACCGTTGCCCTCCTCAACCGCGACATGAACCTGCTGACCGTCGGCGCCGTGAAAACCGCGTCCAATATCGGCGCGCTCAAGCAGTGGTTGATGAAGCGCGGCGTGGATCTGGCCCCACCTCCCGACCTCGCTCGCGAGGGTGAACTGCTCGAAGACCTGGAAGAGGTTGAACCGGAAGAAGAGGTGATCCCCGATCTGCGGCGGCGGGATGTCCTGCGCCTGATCGCCGATCCCCGCGTGGGACTGTTGGAGAAGAGTGTCCTCAAGACCCGTCTGGAGGCGGGGAAGATCAGCGTGAAGAAGCTGACGGCCATCAGTGACCGCTCGAACGCCGATGGCCGCGTGCGGGGTCTGCTCGGCTACCACGGCGCATCGACCGGGCGGTATATCTCACAGGGGTTGCAGGTTCAGAACTTCCCCCGCGACGTTGTCGCGGACTGGGACGGCCACCGGGAGTTACTCGACCAGGGCGCCGCGATGGTGGACGCCATCGCCGGCCCGCCGCTCGATGTCGTCTCGAAAATGTTGCGCGGCGCGATCATCCCCGCCGAGGGTCACGAGATCTGCACCGGGGATTTTAGTTCCGTTGAAGCGGTGGGTGTGGCGTGGCTGGCGGGGCAGGATGATCTGGTCGAGGCGTTCCGCCAGAAGCGGAAGATATACGAGGAGATGGGCGCCCGTGTTTATGGGATCGACCCGACCACGATCAAAAAGGACAGCACTTCCAGACACGTTGGGAAAACCCTGATTCTCGGGTGTGGCTACCAGATGGGGTGGTACAAGTTCCGCGAGACCTGCATCGCCCAGGTCGGTACCATCCTCGCCCCGGAAGAGGCGGAACGCGCCGTTAACATCTATCGCGGGACTTACAAACAAATACCCCGCCTGTGGGAGGACATGAACCGGGCGGCGATCGACGCCGTGCGTCACCCCGGTCAGTCCACCGCCATCCGTGGCGGGCGCATTCGGTTTCGTATGGATCGCAAGTGGCTGCGGATGCGCCTGCCTTCGGGGAGATACATCTGGTACAGCCAACCGTTGATAGAGACAGGTCGTTTCGGCAACGATTGCGTTTCGTATATGGCGGTCAACAGTCTGAACAAGAAATGGGAGAGGCAACAAACGTATGGGGGCCGGCTGACCGAGAACGCCGTACAGGGTTTGTGCCGCGACCTCCTCGTCCACGCCGCGCTACGCCTGGAACAGGAGGGTTATCGCCCGTTAACTCTGATCCACGACGAGGTCGTCTGCGAGCCCCCGGCGGGGTTTGGCGATGTGGACTCCATGTGCGCCATCATGTCGGAGTTGCCTGACTGGGCCGAGGGTTTTCCGCTGCGAGCCGAGGGGTCGCGCGGGCCAAGGTATATGAAATCGTGATGGTCCCCGACCTCATCAACGCGCTGCGCCGCCAGATCGAGGAACTGGAGAAGGAGCATGATGATCTGCTCCGACAGATTGAAGACTTAACAGTGAAAAGGTTTAACAAGATGCAATCGACAGAAACCACGATCCGCTACAGCCTCATCAGGACAGCGGGCAAAAGCGAAAACGGCCGCTACGATGTTCTCCGCCACGAACCCGGTCACACTGATGAGGTTTTGGCGCACGGGTTGGCTTTCAGGCACGCCACGAGGATCGTCACGGCGCTCAACGAAGCCGTGCGGCCATGAGCCATTCCCTCGCCTGGCACTGGCATTTCAGACGGAGCCGCTCCCGGCTCTGGAGCGACGCCTGGGGCTGGGCCACCGACGCCACGGTCGTTGTTACCGTGGCCGGTGTGTTCTGGTGGGTGGTGGCGACGTTATGATCGGAACTCTGTTCGTCGTCTTCATGGTGGTACCGTTCGCCATCACACTGCTTTACCTGGTGTTCCTGCTTCTGGGGCTGGCGGTTCGCGATCTTTCCGAGCCTCCGCGCCGGATGCCTCCTTCTCCTCCTGTCGGCGACTCCCGCCTCCCGCTGGGGCCGCTGACGGTGGCGGTCGTTCTGACAGTGGTCCTGGTGGTGATCGGCCAATAGGTCAGCGTTGAGCGTCGAGACCCAGTAAATTAAACACCGGAACCGCCCGGTTGGGGTCTGGCCTTGGGCCGCCCAGTGATGTGTCGATTACGCGCCCTGATACCGTTGAACTGTCCGCCCAGGCGCGCAGGGGCCGCCCCACCGCCAGACCGGGAAGGATACCCGCTGTAAAGCGGAACGGATGGTGAGCAAATTCATAAGCCTGCGTGCGTGGCGCCGTGCCGCTTTCGGGGATATGCCCGAAGAACTGCTTTCCGATCCGGCCCAGCTCCGGCAGCGCGTCATCGCTGAACGCCACGCCGCTGGCGGGACCGTCGAATTTCTTCGCCTGATTGATCGTCGATTGCAGCAGCGCCGCCGGTTGGATATCGCCGGTCCCGGACTTTTCCGCCAGGGGACGGATGGTGTGCATCGCCCGCCACTCTTTATCGAGGCGCAGCAGATCAGCGGCGGTGCCGGGTGGAGCGGAGCGGGTGAGTTGTTGCTTTAGCGCCTGGTTGATCTGGGCCAGGTAAGGGCCCGCCGCCTCCGGCGCGGCGGCGGAGATCTTCGCCAGGATACCATCACTGGCGGTCAGTGATTTATAAGCGGTGCCCGTGATGGGGCCACCGCCGAACGCATCATGTATTTCGCGAATGGCTTTCCCCACGTAGCTCGCCGCGTTGGGGTCCAGGACGCGGGTCGCGTCAACGCCAACATTCGACAGGTCGTTCACGAGTTGAGGCGAGTGCGGAATGGCCGTCACCCGGCCCAGTGCGGTATCGTAGCCGGCGCTGATATTATCCCGCATCGCCTTCATCTCGGCGACGCCCATCGTATCCGCGGCGGAGCCACCCTCTTTCATCAGCGCGCCCTGGAACTGCCTTTGCCGCGCCAGGGCAGCGGCGTCCTCGCCCGTCCCCGGCAGGGTTCGCAGGGCGTTGGTGAACATCCTGGCCTGCTGGTTCGGCGTCATGGCATTGACCGGGATGGTCATGCCCAGCTGCCTTGCCTTGTCGGCCAGCGTGGCGATCTCCGGCCGGATGCCGCCGTAGAACCCGCGTAGCGTGTCGAGATATCCTGTCAGTTTTCCAATGACCGGCCCCGCCACGCCGCCGGTGATAGCGCCCTTGGCGATCTGCTCTCCGGTCGATTCATCGTAGCCGGAAGCGGTCATCCCCGCCTGCGTGCCACCCTGGGCCGCGCCTTGCGTCAACAGCCGGAGCGCGGCCGGCAGGCCCTGGGAGACAGCGCCAATGCCTTTCCCGATGAGGCCGGCAGGCCCCGCCGTCGAGGCGATCTGGCCACCCACGCGGCCGATCTGGGCGGCGGTGCTGTCGCCGTATTGCTTCTTCCACGCATCGCGGTCGGCTTTGAGACGGGCCGTCGTGTCGGTGTCAGCCGTATCCGGGGCGCCGCGTATCAGGCTACGGATCGCCCGAGCGGCATCCGTGTCCGCCGGTGCGGGGAAGATCGACCTCAGGACGTTCGTTCCGGTATCGGCCGCATCCAGGACGCCGCGTATCGCGCCGGAAACGAACGGCATTCCCTGGGAGCCCGGCCTGCCGCCGTAGGCGTCATCGTTCGGGTTTGTCGCGTACGGGTTATCGGGTTGGCCGTTTCTGTAAGGCACCTTCAACGGGCTGTCCTGCCGCTTCTCCGCCTCCGCCAATGGGTCGTAACCGGAGGGCAACGCGGCGGTGACGCCCGATGGGGGGCCGCCATTTTCTCTTATCGCATCCGCCAGTGGGTCATAAGCCATTACTGGGGCGCCTCCGGCACCATGATGATATGGCCGCGTTTCGTTACCTTACCATCCTTGTTCAGTTCATCCGGTGTCCGCAACAACATGCGTGGTTTCGTGTTCGCCTTCCACCAGACATCTCGTTCCTGGTCCGACATGGCTTTGTATTCTTGCGGCACCTGCGGAACGATGTCGCCCATTTGCTTGTCGGCTTCGACCTTCGCTTTCTCCCAGGACAGTCCTTTTCCCTGGTCCCAGAGTTGATGCACGCGATCGATGTATTCGCGTTTCCGGTCATGGATCAATTCTATGGTGGCGAGCATGTCGGCGCGACCCTCGGGGGTGATCGACCCCTTTGGGACGACCTTCTGTAGGAACCGAAGATCTCCGTCACTGAGGTTACCCATCTGCACGCCCTTGCGGAGATCCATGACCATCTGCGTCGCCGCCACCTCATACGCCTGCTGGCTGTTCAGGTGCGCCAACGTCTTTTCGTCGCCCAGGCCATGTTGCACCATGACATCGCGTATGGTCTGACCATTCGGCAGGGTGATGTTCTCAAGCGCCGTCGCGGTTCCCGCCCGATCGGACAAGGCACGCAGGACATGCACCTGGTCGATCGACTGACGCGCGGCGTCGCGGGTTTCCGCCATCTTCTTACGCTCTTCGACGATGACCTGACCTTCCTGCTTCGCCGCCTCGGTCGCGCGGGCCTCGGTAGCGGTTGCCGCTATCTCCTGCATCTTATGTGACTGCGCCTGCATCGCCGTCGCCGCCGCGTCGTAACTTTTGATCTGTTGCTCATAACGAGGGCGGACTGCTTTTTCCTGTTCGTCGGCCCACTTAGTTAAATTAACCGCCGCCTTCTGCGCTTTATCCTGCGCCGCCAGTTCGACCTTGGCTTTGATCTCCTGCCTCGCGGCCAGAATGTCCGCCGTCTCTTTCGGGTCTGGTTTTACTCGGGCCGCGTTGGCTCGCGCTCTTTCTTCAATCGCGGCGGCCTCATGGGCGAACGCCGCGTTCTGTCTCGCCGTGAGGCTGGGATTGAAGTCTTCGGTGTTCGGTGGCGGAGCGGCCTCCCGCGCGAAATACTCTTTGTAAACTCCAGGATGCGCGACGACGACGCCTCCGGCGATCGGGATGGGCGGCAGCTGCGCGGCGCTCGTCGGCTGCCCGCCCGCCTGCGCGGTGACGACCGCGCCTGGTTGAGGCGCCCCGGTCCGTGCCGGGGAAGACGCCCTGCCCGCCTCGATCTCGGCCACGGTGGCGTCGCTGCCGGGGGGCGAGGGCGGGATGACGTCGGAAGTTGGTCCCGCCGGTCCCGCCGTCTGGGCCGTGCCGGCCAGCAGGGGCGGCTCCGGGGACGGCATGGTGGCCTGCCCAGGTGCTGCCGGCGTCGCTGGAGCGCCTGCCTTGGCGGGCGCCTGTCCGTAGCCGACATACCTTCCGGCGACAGATGCCCGCGCCGCCGCGACGGCATCAGCGTTCTTCGGGTTCTCGAAGCCCTTTGTCCAGATCGCGGCGGCTTCCTGGGGTGTCTTCGCCTGCTTCAGCGCGGCGCCAACGGCGGCGTGCGTGCCTTGTGGAGATATCTCCCAGGCGGCGAACTCATGCTGCTGCGCCTCGGTCGGGTTTGGTCCGTAGCGTTTGACCAGTTCCGCCATGCGGTCGGCGTGGTGCTGGTAGAGGCCAAGGGATGTTCCGCCGTCGCCTTTGGCGCCGGGATCGAATCCGCTCTCGGCCCCTGGGCCGCCGGCCATGATCCCGGCGACCTGTTCCGGTGTGTAGCCCTGGCTCGACCAGAACGCGGCGGTGCGCGTCGCGACCTGCCCGGCGGGAGAACCGGGGTCTGGCGGCCCGCCAGCCGCGCCGATGCTGGTGTTGGTCGAACCGGGCCTCAGCAGTTCCCGTTGCCGCGCCGCCGCGCGCTGATCCTCTTGCAGTTGCAGATACGGCAGCGCCTCTTTCAGCCGCGCGATCTGGTCCTGCTGCTGCTCATGCGCCATCTGTTGCGCGGCGTAATGTTGTGCCGCCGAAACCGCCTGGGTGTGGCCGAGATTGCCGCGCGCCGCGTCCAGACCCTGGCCGAGGATCGATCCGAAGGAGTGTGGCATGACCGACCAGTCGGACGCCTGCAACATCCGCGCCCCCGCCGCGCCGAGGGCGGACAGGCCGCCCTGTTCACGCTCTTGCGTTGAGCCGTACTGAGCGCCGCCGCCGAGACCCTCGCCAAGGAGCGAGAGGATACCGCGCCCCTCGCGCGAGGAGGGGCCGGCGTTGGGATCGACGGCCGGCTGCGCCGTTTTGCCCGCCAGCAGCTGGTTGATGATCTGGGAGAGTTGCTGGTCGGATGTGGCGGATGTGGTTTCTTCAGCCATTTCATTACACCTTAGAAACCGAGGAGCCCAAGGGAGTGTGGAACGCTGTATGGCTCCACCTGCCCGCCCGGCTTCATCGCCGCCGCCAGGAGATCGTCGCGCCGTTTGTTCAAAAGCTGCGCCAGTTGATCGATCGCCACGCGCCGCATGGGCGAGCCGACGGGGGCGATCTGCGGGATGGCGGCGCCCTGGGGAGCTTTGTCGGCGGGCTTTTGACCGTCCGCGAAGCCCTTGCTCAGCCCTTGCAGCGCCTTGGTCAGGTCGGCGCCGGAGGACGTGCTCGTGGTGTCGGTCCCGCCCGCGTAGGCCGGGTAGAACCCCGAGACGGAAGACATGCCCCAGTTACCGCTGTTGAGCGACCCCGCCGGAAGCGCGCCGGCGGTGGAGGCGAGGGACAGGTCGGGGTCGGCGTAGGGGATGTATTCAGCCATCAGCTCAATGCTCCCGATATCCCGCCAACGACGGCCCCGGCGGCGGCGACATAGGGGTTTCCGGCGCTGACGGCGGCGCCCGTGGTGGCGCCCGACAACGCGCCGCCGAGGATGCCGCCCGCCATGTTCTTGTTCAGGGTCTGCTGCTGCGTGTTGAACCCGGTGCCCTGCGTCGAATAGGGCACGCCACCGACCGCGCCCAGCAGCAGATCGAGGTTCTGCACCGGCCAGCCCTGCTCATCGAGGTACTGGCCGTAGCCGGCGTTATCGACCCGCTGACCGTAATTCTGCTGATCCGCGCCGATGGCCTGTAGCATGGACGCATCGGTCTTGCCGTAGGTCTGCTGCGCGGTGGCGACGCCTGGCAGCGCCCCAGCGGCGGCGAGGCCCGCGCTCAGGTTGGTATTGGAGATGCCCTGCCCCGCCTGGGCGGCGTTGGCGTAACCTTGCGCGCCAAGGTTGGCGAGCCCGGTCGCCGCGCCGTAACCCTGCTGGCCCGCCTGGAGGCCCAGCTGGGTGCCGGAGTTGAGCGCCTGGCCCCAGCCGGTGTTCAGCATCTGACCGATCTGCTGTTGCGTTCCGAGTAGCGTCTGGGCGTCGGAAACACCCTCGGCCACGCCCTGGCGGGAGCCGCCGAAGGCGCCCGCGTTGGCGGCGTTGCCCGCGATCTTTTGGCGCGCGATCTCGCGCGCCTGCTCGCCGGCGGCCAGCGTCGGGTCGATGACGTTCTGGGCGTAGGGCGACATCAGGGTCTGGGCGTTCTGACCGACCTGTTGGGCGGTGGCGGGACCGCCGTTGAGATAGCCGCCCAGTAACCCCCGGGCCGGGTTCATCACGTTCTGGTTGAAGTTGCCGTAGAAACTGTTGGTGTTGTCGTTGACGCCGCTGGTGGTGATCGGCGCGGCGCTCCCGACGAGGCGGCCGTAGGCGTCGAGGGACTGTCCAAAGGCTGGCGCGCCCTGGCCCTGGAGGTCGCGCACCTGCTGATACGACTGGAGCGTGTCCGCCGATTGCGGCGCGACCATCTCACCCGTGTAGGGTGTGTAGGGGCGGTTCGACAGATCCTCGGCGCGGGAGACAGCGTTTTGGCCGGTCTGCGCCAGCCAGTCGGGGATGACCTGCGAGGTATTGGTGGTCGCCGTTGTTTCCTGCGGTTTAGACTTCGACATCTCTCAGTCCTCCGTCAGCGGCTTATGGAATGTAAACATATACGGTTTCCATCCCAGCGGAGCCGCGACCTTGCCCCAGCCCTTCCGCCCTGTCGCCGTCGCCACGGTACAGCCCTGTTCGAGAGCCCACGGCACGATGTCGCGATCGAGCGCGAGACAGTCTTTCAGGCCGCCTGAGATAAGCCAGTAATGCACGGTTTTAAGACGCGGAAAGGTATGTATCTCAGTCAGGATACTGCCGTCGCCGTTTTCCCAGAACTGGGCTTCACCTTTACGCACGAGGTCGATGACGTCTTGCAACGTGTGTGTTCCACCCCCGTAATCGAGGGCTTTCTGTAGTCGCGACCGCTTTTCCTCGGCGCTCAACATTCAGGTAACGATACGGTCCAGGAGCATTGATCCCATCGGCGTCACCCGGATGCGCCAGACGCTGCCGTCGCTGGCGCGGATGTTGACCGCGTCGAAGGTTGGAATGGGGTCTGGGGGCGGAACAGGGATCGCCGCCGGGGGGTGCGCGAGAGCGAACGGCTCCGGCGTGGATCGTTTTGGGAGTGTCATACCTGTTCTCCTGGAGCCCGTCTCATGGCCACCACCTCCCGAAAATCACACGGAAAGGCACGAAAACCATGAGCCATAGCAAAACCGGCGTAAGCATGAGGAACGCATAAAACATACGGTAATGGCATTTCGTCATATCCGGGGAACCTGTTCCGTATGGAGAACACCAGCGTCATCTACCGTTAAACGGTAGGTCGAGCCATCCGGCGCGATGAGCCCCACGAACCGAAAGGCCGGCCCCGCCAGGCCGGCGTTGGCTTTCCGGTTCAGTTCGGTGGCGATCGCCGCCAGCCGTTGGTCGAGATCGCCGCCCTCGGGGACGGTGAACGGCGCGGGCGGACGAGAGACGGGACGAACGCTCATCGGCGGCCACCACCTTTCGCTTCCAGCCTTGGGCGGCCCACGGCCCATGGCCCGTCTGATGTCGCTTCCATTCTCATGCGGATGGAGCGTCCCGAGAATCGCATGTCCATCAGGCCGCCGTGGATGACGGTGTAGAGGCCGGTGTCATACTCGCTCTCGACATCGTGCGGCTGCTCACGTGGGAAGAAACGATAACCCAGGACATCCGGCGGGCCGTCGGCGTCAAAGACGAGTTGGGTGACGTGCAGGCGCTTATCCCCTTCACCGGCGACGATATCGCCGCTCTCGGCGTAGATCAGGCCGAGGGGCGCCCGCGGGATGCCGTTCTCGGTCCAGCCGTATTCGTGGAGATAGAGGCCGCCTCCGGCGCCCAACGGGCCGCCGAGGACCGGGTAGTCCATCGTCCCGCTCGGGTCCGCCGCCGTGCGTGTCCTGACGCCGATCGTCCATGGGTGCGCCGGATCAGCGAAATTGAGCGCCAGATAGCGATTGGTTTCAAGTGATCCTTCGTCCGCCCAGTCCCACCACAGTTCGGAAAAGGCGGGATTGGGACTACCGAAAACCCGACCGACCATGTCTCTGTTGATGAGGCTGTAGAACCAGTCCTGCACCGGGCACGGCAGCGGCTGCACGTTGCCTTGATAGGACCAGAAGGTTTGCACGCCAGGCCAGGCGTGAAACGAGCCGATGCCGATGACGGCCCTTGGCGAGATCGGCCCGCAGCCGGTGGCGATCTGGCTGATGCCGTAAGCGTAAGGCGCGCCGACGTAGACCATCTTATGCGCGTCGTTGGCGGTGAAGATCAGGATGCCGTCCGAGACCTTCACCGCCGTCATCGCGTAGCTCTGGGTGACCAGCATCTTGTCGCCGGCGAGGTTGGTGACATCAGCCAGCCAGACGTTGGGGTTCTCCTGATCGCTCCAGGCGATCTTGCGTGGATCGCCACCGGCGGCGAGCAGCACCACATGGCGCTGGTCGGTGACGATGACGCCCCTGTTCTGAGTGGGCGCGCCCGCCACGATGACGGGCAGCACCGTTGGCGTGAGCGGGGTCCAACGATACAGCTGGCCGTCCTGGGTCGGCACGACCAGCAGATCCTCGCCGAATGTATCGAGGCTCCAACGATCGCCCATCGTCGCGGCGATATCGGAGGGGCCGACATCGGACGAGGTTCGCGCCGTGCCGTATGCCTCCTCGCCGTAGTCCCCGCGGCCGTAGCCGGTGGTGGACGTGCCGGGCGGATCGAGCGGACCAACGCCTGTTGGCGTGATGTCGTGCAGGGCCTGGGTATCAAAACGATAAGCGAACAGCTTGCTGTCCGTCCCGGCGACGGCCCAGCGCACGCCCGCGTTGTCGTGCCAGGTCAGCATGTCGCGCGGGAGGTCGGGGAAGACGGCGCTGACCAGCGCGACGTTGCCGCCGATCGGTTGCAGCTGCCCGCCCCGGAAGCGGACCATGTTGGAATCATACCACCGCCCAGGCGTGGCTTCAGGCGTCGCGTTTCTCACGATACCTGGGGGAGGGGCCTGGGCGACGCGGGGCACGGCTAGTGCGGGCCGCGCGACGGCGCCGACAGCATCCGCGCGCGTGGCGTCTCGAACAAGGAACGGAGCGCGGCGATCTCCTCGCGCAGGTTCTCGATCTCCTGGTGCGTATCGGGTGAGGTTGGCGCGGTGGCGATGTCGGCGGCGGTGACGATCGCCGCTTCCTGGCCCGCGTAGATGATCTTGGTGACGGTCAGGGACGGGTTCAAAATCGGGAACGGCGCGCCGCCGCCGCCGAGATTGACGTTGTGCAGGTGAGTACCATCACCATAGATGGGGTGCGTGTGGTCCCCGGCGGAGAGGACGTTGTGCGCGTGATTGCCCTGGACATCCACCGAGTGGGCGTGGCCGCCGCCGCCCGCCGTCGTGAAGGTATGCGCGTGAAACCCGTTCGGGTCGCTCGCGACATTGAACGCCACCGCCCCGCTACTCCACACCGCGCCCGAGCCGCCGCCGCTCCCCGTCGATTGCGGGACAGCCACGTTGTGCTGGTGCGTGCCGGCTCCGTCCGTCGTGCCGGTATGCGTGTGGTCGCCAACCGCGCCGATGACATGAATGTGACCACCCTGCGAGTCGGTGGCGTGCGTGTGCACGCCCCCCGGCAGGGTCATCGCGGTGTGAGTGTGATAACCCTGGCTGTCGGTCGCCAGCGTGTAGTTGGGCAGGTGCGTCTGGCCGATATGATTATAGACATTCCCCTGTATTTCGGCGAAATTGAACGTCCACGTCCCGCCCCCTCCGTCGGTGACCGTGCCGGGGCCAACCGTTGATCGGCCCGTCGCGCGCGGAAGCGCGAACGTCGTTGAGCCGTCGCCGGCGCCCCAGTAGGCGCCGATGACGGCGAAGAGTTTAGAATATGTCGTTCTCGAAACGAGGCGACCATCGCAAATGAGCCAGCCTGATGGCGCCGTGGGGCCGGCGAAGTCGGCGATCATGCCGACCACGCAAAACTGGCTGACGAACTGGTCGAGGATATCAGCGTTCTGATTCCACTTCGTCCCCCACGTATCTCTTGATGCCCCAACCTCGGGCTTGACCAGTCCGAGGGATAAAGTATAACTATCCGCCATGGAAAACCTCACGACTGAAGACGAACGGCGCGAAGCCAAACGAGCGTATATGCGCGCTTATCAAAAAGCGAACCCTGACAAGTTTCAGAGCTACCGGGATAAACAGGATAAAACGAAGAGAGCGGCATATAATCGCGAATACCACGCGGCCAACAAAGAGCGTCTGAAACAAATCGCGAAGGAATGGCGTGAGAAGAATGCGGAGAAAGTTCGTACCGATCGAGCGCGATATAAAGACGCTCATCGAGAGAAGATCAATGCTGAAGAGCGCACGCGATACCATGCGACAAAGGCGGAGAAGAGCCAGACGCCAGAGTGGAAAGCACGAATTAAGCGCAATAACATGGCTCGTCCCGCGAAGGTTCTCGCGCGGAACGAAATTACCCTTGGCCGTGTAAAACCCGCCGTGTGCGAAGCGTGCGGCGGTAATGACGGCGGTATTGTTTTCGATCACTGCCACGAGCATGGCCACGCCCGCGGTTGGCTATGTGACCGATGCAATGTCGCGTTGGGATGTCTCAGAGACAACATTGACCGCCTTCACAAGCTGATCGCGTATCTGGAGCGGACGAAAGATCCGTGGTGAGCATCTACTTCACGCCCACGGGCGGATTGTTGGCGGTGTTGGTCACCCCGGTTGGGGCGTCGGAGCTGTCATCGGTCACCGCGACAAACCAACCCGCGCCGGTTGGGAGTTTCACCCGCCAGCCGGCGATGCCGCTCGTGCGGTTATAGCCCATCCTGAGCACCCAGTCTCGGTAGGTGCCGTAGGAATAGCCGGTGTGGGGGCGGTTGGTCTGCGGCGCGTAAGGCGCCTGGAAGCCCTGCACGATGGCGCCGTTGGTCGCGCGCCATTGCGGGTTGCCGGTTGGCGTCTGGGTCATTTGGCCAGCGGTGGACGGCATGTTGTCGCTCCTTCAGAGATCAGCGGACGCGGTGTAGGCGCAGGCCAGATTGAAGCTGCCGAGAGCCGTGACGACACCATTGAGCAATGCGCTATCGACAGTATTAGTGGTGACGGCGCCGCCCGTGATATTGTTGGCGACGGCCGGCGTGGCGGGAGTGACGACAGGGATCTGACGCATCCTCACCGGATATGACGATGTGAATCCAATGACCTGCCCCGCGCCGCCATAGCCAAGCAACTGCGCCGAACCGGCGTGGAAGAACCGTTGACAGTTGCTCAGATCGTAACGCGGATCAGGCTTCTCCAATGGTGTCGCCACGGTTCCGATCTCAAGTTGCACGCCCCACAACACGAACGTCGCGCTTTGCACGCCGATGCCGCCGGCGAACGTGTTGTTCGTCGCGCCGCTGGAAAATAACAGTGCAAGTCGCGTGTAGTCGTCGCCGTTGGCGCCAAAACCAAGACCCGAAGCACTCGGTACAGTATGAGTTACTGAATAGCGCACGGGGGTATTTGTTAATGGCCCGACAGCGATACCATTGACAGCCACGGGTGAGTGGGGTGATCCACCTGTGCCGAATTGTTGTTGTAAGGCGACACCAATACGCGGCGCACCCGCTGTCGCATATGCCCAGAACGAAATGGTTATGGTCTTGCCAGACAACCGTCCCACGAACTCGATAGGCTGTGACACGGAACTAAACGCGCCCGCGCCCCCATTTCCCGCGACGGAGACAACCATCGCGTTATTGGCGTTTTCATCACCAATAGCCGCTTGTTGTGGCGCTCCGAATTGGGTGGGTTGAACACCAGTAATATCGAGGGACAAATCCAACCGCCAACGATCGAGTGTGTAAGAATTACTCGTCGTGAATGGTCCCCCGCCACGTTGTTGGATGTTGAACATCGAATTGTGGATCAGGTTGCGCCCGATACCGACGACCGCGCCCGGAGGACCAGCCGGTCCCGGCACCGTGCTGGCCGCCCCGGCTGGACCCGCCGGGCCTTGCGGTCCTGTCGGGCCAGGAATGGTGCTGGCCGCCCCCGTCGCGCCGGCGGGGCCTTGCGGCCCGGTCGGCCCCGCGACGCCCGTCGCCCCGGCGATACCCTGCGGGCCGGTTGGTCCGGCGGCGCCTTGCGCGCCCGCGTCGCCCTTCGGCCCCTGCGATCCGGTCGGCCCCGCGACGCCTTGCGGCCCCGCCGGCCCCTGAATGGGACCCGCGTTGACCCACGCTCCAGGCGGCACGGTCCAGATCCACATATCACCCGTGGCGGTGACGATATAAGCGTCTCCGGCGGCGTTCCCGGTGGGCGGCAGGGCGCCGACCGTGGCCACCTGGCCCTTGACGTTGATGCCGGTCCCCGCCGCGCCGGTGGCGCCCGTTGGCCCGGTTGGCCCGGTTGGCCCCGCGGCGCCAGGGGCGCCGGGAGGCCCTTGCACGCCTTGCGCGCCCGGCGTGCCGGGAGACCCTTGCGCGCCCTGATCCCCTTTTGGCCCCGTCGCCCCCGCCGGTCCCTCCGGCCCCGGCGGGCCGACCGCGCCAGAGCTGATGGCCAGGTCGAGTTTATCGGCGTTCTCGTTCCAGTGCGTCCCCCACATATCGTCGTCGGCGCCGGAGATCGGCTTCTTGAGACCGAGATTAGGGGTCGTGCTGTAACCGCTCATGGGGTCGCCCACACGCCGGTCTCGCACGGCGGCGAAGGCAACCAGTTCCCGCTCTCGCAGCCGCCAGGCGGCGCCCAGGCGCCTGTCTCGGGCGGGATCGGCTTCATCCAGTCCTTATACCGCTCGTAAGGGCCGGCGCTGTAAGGGCCGAGGCCATAGGGACGAGGTTTGCTCACGGCGGCGCATCACCCAGCCAGATCCCCAGGACATCGGCGCTGGCCTTCGGGTCCGCATCCTTCATGCCATGTTGTGTCGGGTCGAACGCGATATCCTGGTCGGAGCGGATGTGGACATAGTATAATGATGGATCACCACGCGCAGGCACTTGCACGACGTTGCCGTTCAGGTCTGTGTAACTGGTCGCGGCGCTACCGGGTCGGCCATACCAGACCTCGGGCGGCGGCGTGCCAATCGGTGCATTCGGATCGGGATACACGATGTTACCGTTCGCATCGCGAGGATCACCAAGTGCATCAACCCGGTTAGCGGTATCGCTTTGTAATTCAGCACGCAACGTAGCGATACCATCCACACCAGCAACAAGCGCGGTGACGGGGAACGTCAGGCGATAATCCGTTGTCATGTTGTCACCTGTTGCATTTCGGTGTCGGACAGTGCGCGGTTCCAGTAGGACACGCGGCGGATGTAGCCGTTCGCTATATTCGTTCCATCAACCGATGCCTGACCAAATCGCAACGTCGTGAATGTTGACGGTGTGGAAACAACCGCTGACGCCTGCCCTGTCACACCACCAAGCGCGGAGCGTGATCCAGACGCGGCATACGTCATCCCGGCACGGAACACGTTGCCCGGTATCATCGTGCCAACATTGAAACCAGTTACATCAACAGTCGCATCCACCCCGGCGGAACCATTGACCGAGAACATACGCAGCCAGGGGATAGCCACGTTCGTGCCAAGCGTGAACAAACCACGGAAACCAGAATTACCATTCGGTGGTAGCAACGTCTCGGCGACAATCGTGCCATCTGTTCCGCTATACCAACTGACATTCGTCGGCATCGACGCGACATCAGTCGCGCGTGTCACACTGACACTCGTTGTTGGAATGTAGCTGGTCGGGAACGCGCCCGCCTCAAAACTCCACCCCCACCATGACGCTGTGATAGTTCCGATATTGGTCCAAACAAAAATGCCGCCGAAATTCCCAACTCCGGTAAACTCGGCGACGATACTAACGGCGGGATGATTGCGTGTAATACGCTGCCAGCCCGCGCCAACAAGCATCGCGATATTAAGCGACCAATTTCCATTGGCGACATTCTGCGGGTTGGTAACGGCCAGTCCCGTAGCGCCGCCACTCACGGATGTCAGATTGATCCAGAAACTCGGCTCGCCACGCACGCCCGTCGTTAACGCAACCAACTGATAGAATGTCGGACCAGCACTGGTTCCGACCGTGATCGTCTGCGCCGTCGTCGTTCCGTCAGGCGCGGCGACCGTCGCTGTCACAACGGGACTGCCGATCTTTGTCCATACCGTTTGCGTTATGTCTCGCGACCACAGAATAAGGTTGGTCCGCTGTTCCTCGATCAACAAACCTTGCAACACGCCCGCTTTGTAATCCCAGCGCGGTGCGTTGGTCGCCGCTGTCTGTATGACACCACTCGCGTCGGTATACGTAGCGGATGACGCGCGTGTGAACGTGATGCGCGGATCAAGCGTGCCGGGTTGCATGAAATCGAGTGACAGCGTGGGACCAGCGAGCGTTGTCGCTGCAATCATTTCACTGTCGGAGAGAACACGGGGCCAGTATGAGATGCGTCGTGCCCAGCCACTCATGCCGTAACTGGGCGTTGAGTTAACACCGACATGAATACCGCCACCAGCAAGTAGCGCATACCCGGTAGCCAGACTGGCTGATGAAACGATAGCGGCACCGTTCAAACATACTTTCGCGGAGCCAACCGCCCACGTCGAAACGCCTTTTGATATCGTATTGATCGCCGCGATATTAGCAGTATTCACGGCCCCGCCATCGTATTGACCCAGCGCGTTAACTGGTCCCGCCATGAGAAACAACGGGCCAGTGCCAGCGGGGTTCGTGTCCCCGACAATACGCATACTCGCGCCGCCGGGTTGCGGATTGTTATTGATAAACTCCGCGAACCAGCTACCGCCCGGTGGAACAAAACCAGTCAACGCGGCGGGTGGATACGTCAAACTATCACGCGCCCGTGTAACACTTACACTCGTGGTCGGAATATGACTGCTCATGTATGGCAGCGCCTCGACCTGCGCGCCCCATGCGTAGATGGTTTGCGCGGGTGTGCTGGTTTGCGTTGCGTCTCGTAAGTCGGTGCCGATCTGCATATACCAAATAGCGGCGGTCAAGGCCAGAGATGTGATCGTGTATCGTTGCCACGACGCTGTTAACGTGAAGCGTGTTTTGTAATAGGTGCCGTTCTGAACCATCAAATACAGTTGCTCACCGCCAACCGCTCCACGCATCCAGACACTAACGGAGAACGTGGTCGCTGACGCCGTGAACGCCTGGAGTAAACAACCAACAGCACCAGCGCCCGAGATAGCCGGATAAACAATACGGGTAGCGGTATTGCTGCCATCAGGAGCAATGGTGTTGTTACCGGTTATAGTGAGCGCGCCGCCACCATTGGCCCATGCCGCGTTCGACAGATCACCACTCTGCAAAATAACATTCGTGCTCGCATCCTCGAGCAACAAACCCTTGAGTTGCAACGTCTGTGGATCGTAATCAAAACGCGGCGTGTTGATCGCGGCGCCGACCAGCACACCACTCGCGTTGTAATACGTGCCGGCCGATGCGCGGGTGAACACCGCGCCGGCGCCGAGGGATCCGGTCAGGAAGTTCTGGTCGAAGCTGGCGCCGCCGGCGCTGGCGGCGAGACCGCCGCCGGACAGAGAGACCGCCTGACGGGAGAAGTATTTACACCAACCCTGGGGACTGACGGGACCGATGACCTTGCCGCAGGCGCGAGGGGCGACGAAGAAGCGGCAGTAGCCGCATTTCTCCCGCCCGCCGGCATCAGTGTAGCGCGCGGCGCTCTTGGCGACCCGATGGACGACGAAGCTCATCCGAACGATACCAGTTCAGCCCTGAACGGGGCTCCACTCATATCGCTCGATTGTTTCCACAAGTTCGCCCTGGTCACCACCTGTTGGAACTGCGCGTCGGCCTGGGCCGCGCGATCATCATCCAACTCGAACAGCGCACCGTGTTTGATCACGCCCCACAGATAGACCGCGTAGAGCTGCTCGAGGACCGGGTTGGTGTCGGACGGCAGCAGGAGCGGCTTCGGCTTCGCATACCACTCCATGATGACGCTCTGGGGCGTCCAGGAGGGGTCTGGCGGGTCGGGAAGGATCGGATGGGGAAGGAACTCGATACAGTCCCCCGTCAACCGGTAGGACGTGCAGACCTGGCCGACCGCGCCGACCACGGCGCCCTCCTGCCACGCGCTGGACTGTCGCCCCACCCAGTGCCCGCTCCAGGCATCCTTGAGCCGCAACATCTCGCCTGATGCGGCATCGCGGATCGACGCCATGGTGGCGAAGTCGGGCGGCATAGTGATGTAGGCGCTGTCGATCGCCTGAACGCCCGATGTGATCTGACATCGGGCGCGCAGGGTCTCGGCGATTTCCGTTTCGACCATCAGCACCCAACCGGGGAGGAGGGACGCGATGTCCCTCCTGTTCAACCAGTTCTGAACGTCGTCCTGGAGCTGCTGGTAAGAGGCCACCTACTTCTTGTCATTCTTCTTGTCGGCCTTCTTGTCATCGTCATCATCGTGCTGGCCGCGTGGTGGCGTGGTCGAGGTGGACTGTTGCGGGGCGGGATGCAGGCCGTGGGCGACCGGCGGGTCGTTCTCGCCAGGGGCCGGACGGTGTTCACCACGCCCGCGCGCGGTCGCATCCGCTGGCGGGGTCGGATCGAACACCGGATTGCCGGGGGACTGGACGCCATCGGCGGTATGGAAAGGCTGGGTCAGGGACTCCTCGGCGATCGTCCCCACCCTGATCCGCTCCTCCGCCGCCGCCATCGCGGCCGCTGCCGGGTCGTCGGCGTCGGGATAGAGCTTGCCCAGGAGGGAGCGGTCGAAACCATCGACCAGGACGGGTTTCAACGGGCCGAGGGGTTTGATCTCGGTCATGCCGTCCTCGGTGCCGGGCAGCATCCCGATGCCGGCGAGCGGCACCGTGCCGACGCCCGCCGTGCTGCCGGGCGGCATGATGCTGCCGCGGTTCATGTTGGGAACAGCGTCAGGGCCGATCCCCGGTGTGCGCCGCATCGGCGCAGGGGGTGGTGTGGTGGTCGAGGTTCCGCTGGCCATTAAAGTTTACTCCGATCATCGGTTCGGAAGACGCAGTTGTCCGGGTCGTCCAACCAGGCGTTCAGCGCCTTCTCGTCGTCGGTAATCCCCAGTTTCCGCAGGCGGTTCCAGATCACCAGCGGGATGCGGGCGACGTGGACGGTGTCGCGCCTGACGTGGGGGTCGAAGTTCGATGCGATCGTCTTGGCGCTCTCGGTGATCGCTTTGGTGTCCTGGGAGTGGACGAACAACAGCCCGCCGTCCTCCCGCTCCACCTCGGTATGGCGGAGCGTGACAGGGTCGTGACTTTCGTAAAGCAGGTTACCCATGGGCGCGTTCCATGGTAGAAACGGAACGCCGCCGGCCGTTGGAAGCCGGCGACATTCCTGACCTCGATCCTCTCGCGAAGGACCAAAGGCTATGACATCTATCAACGAAGATGAGCGCGCCGCCAGGGCGAAAGAGATCACGCGCGCCTACAGCAAGATGTATGCGGACAAAAACCGTGAGCGCATCAGAATAAGAGCCCGCGCGCGTTATCTGGAGAAGCGCGAAGAGCTTCTTAAACAAACCCGTCCCCGCGCCGAAGCCTGGCACAAGGAAAACCCGGAAGCGACCAAAGAACATAAGCGCCGTTATCGCGAAAAGAACCGCGAGAAACTCCGGGAAGCCAGTCGCCACTATATCAGAGACGAAAACGGCGAGGTAAAGCCCGAGCACAAAGAGCGCCACAGACAGAACAACATCAAACACATCATGGATCTGGAGGCGCTGGCTGGGAGGCCGCGTCCAGAGACATGCGATGTATGCGGCAACCCTCCCGACAAAGGAAAGTCGCTGCACTTCGATCATTGCCATGCCCACGGCCATTTTCGTGGCTGGCTTTGCCGAGGATGCAATTTGATCCTCGGCTACGCCAAAGACGAACCGAGCCGGTTGGCGAAGCTGATTGACTACCTCAACCATACAGCATACAACCCTGACTGGTGGTAACTACAATCACTGGTTTAGGTCAGCGATCCAGGCGTGCGCTTTTGGTGCAGTTGGACGTAGACTACCCTCAAAAAGTACTGCACCCTGTGTGTTATCACCGGTACGGGCGAAATCAAGCTCTATGACATCGCGTCCAGGTAGTGGCGCCAGTTCGACATAGTCGGTGGAGACCAGCAGGATCTGGTTGGCGGGGCAGAAACGATCCGGGGCGAGTTGGATCGTTCCGAAGTTGGTGCGGTAGACATCGACCGCGCCCATGATGGTCACTTCTTGCGATGACGTGACGTTCTGGATGTTCTGAGCCACCACCGCGTTGCCCGTGCCGCCCTGGGACAGCGTGGCGAAATACGCCTTGATGTTGCCCGACATGATGCCGAGCGTCGGCTTGCCGCCGGCCTGCCACGCCTGCTGCACGGCGGCGTCGAGCATCGCCAGCGTGAGGTCGCGCTTGGTGCCCGGCGTGCCGGCGTTGGACCCATCGCCGACCGGCATCACGCCCGCGCCCGTGCCTCTGGAGCCATTGGCGCAGTAACAGGGAAGACCGCTCATGTGGCGCGGATCGGTGATGGTGCGGACCAGCGGGGAGGTGACGGCGAACTCCAGGTCGCGCTTCACTTCCATTCCACGCAGGATCAACTGGCGATCGTATTCGTCCTCGCCGCCGACCATATCGACCGAGCGCAGCGTGTTGGACACACCCACCGTGCGGACGAGGATCTGGGCGATGTTGTTCATGCGGACGGGTTTCGTCACCGCCTGCATACTGGCGGTGAAGCCCTCGGGCTGGGCGTTATCCGCCACGACCCCAAGCTCCTGGACGACCCATTCGGTGAGAATTTGTTTCGCTTCCACACTGGGAATGGCGGAAACAAGAGGTGTCTCGTCGGGGTCGATCTGAAAGATCACATCGCGGAGATCTTCCTTAACTCCAATGGCGGCCGGCTCTAAATACGTGTTCGCCGGCGCCGCGCCCATTGATCCAAGGGCCATGTCGCATGTCTCCAACGCTGGCGCGGCCCATGGGGGCTCGCGCGGTGAAACCGATGATGGGGTTGGTTTCGCGTTGGTCTCGGTCGGGCTTATGCGCGGTTGGTGCGGAGCACTCCACGCGGCGCGACTGGCCTCTGGCGACGGCACGTCCCGCCGGTTGGTTGGTGCTTAAAGGCACTCCATGGGGCGACGGCGGATTATTGAGACGGTTTTGGCTGTCTGTCCAGTGTTTGCTCGATTTCAGCGATCAACGCATCCAGTCCGTCATGGGCCAGGGTAAGCGCCACGCGATCGGCGTCATCGAGTTTGTCGTAATCACCCAGACACAGCTGAAGCATGATAAGACCCTCCCTGACGTGGTCGGCCTCACGCTCCAGGTCTTCACGCGTCACCGTGCGTTACCGTTCATCGCCGCCCGGCGCGCCGCGATCAACGCCGCCCCGCTGCGGGCATCGGGGCGGGCCTGGAACGCCTCGGTGGCGGCGGCGATGCGCTCCGAGGGCGCGGGCGGCGGGGCCACACCACGCGCGGGGGCAGAGGATGACGGTGGCGCGGAGGTTTTCGCGCCCTCCACCCAACGATCGAACATCGCCGCCTTCATCATGGTCTTGAGATGATGCGGACTGGAGAGGCCACGTAGTTCGTCACGACTGAAACCGCCCTTGGACGTGGCCCATTCGACGATCTGTTGCTGCGCCTCCAGGCGCTGTTGGGGATCAGCCCAGAACGGCAGTTCCTTCGCCAGCACCTCATTGGCGGCGGCGACCTGCTGCTCCAGCGCCCGCTGCTGGGCGGCGCCCTGGAGGTTATTGAGGTTGAACACGCGCTGCTGCTCGGCCAGGGCGTGTTCGTAATTGGCGCGATCGATGAGGTATTGCTTCTGGTCGGTCTCGATGAGGCGCGGATCGGGCGGTTGAGGCGGGTTCTGCACCATTTCCTGGAGGCGCAGCAGTTCCGGCTGGATATGCGGCAGCACCTCGGCCAGCGCCCGTTGCTGCGCCTCCAGTTGCTGGCGCTGTTGCGCCAGTTCCTGGGTTTTCCGGGTGTAATCGGTCGATTTCAGCACCGCTTCGCGTAATTCGGTCTGGGAATAGTGTTTTCCATCGATTTCGAGGGCGGAAAGGGCGTTTTGAGGCGTCTGAGGGGTTTGAGACGTGGATTCCTGGGATGGTGGGGCCGTTGGAGGCACGCCGAGGGCCTTTTCCATCGCGCTGAGCGGCGAAGGCGCCGGTGTTGGCGTGGTTTGGGGCGCCGGGGCCGCCGGAGGTGGTGTTTTCACCAGTTCCGCCGCGGGTGGACGCCTCTCGGGGGTCGTGGCTGGTGGCGGAGGGGGCGCGCCTTCACGCCGCTGGCGCGACAGCAGGCGCGCCGCCTCGGAGACGGAGATCGGCGGGCGTTCGTTCGCTGGCGGCGATACGCCGGGATCGGAGGAAGGGGCTGCTGGCGCTGGCGTGGACGCGGGCGCGGGGGTGGCGGCCGGGGTCGGGGCGGAGGGGGGTGGGGCGGATGTGGACTCGGACATGGTTATTGGCCGCGCTAGCGCGGTCCTCCTGGATGCAGGGATAAGAGGTAGCGCGACGCGATGGCGTTCAGGTCTTCCAGCGCCTTCCGATCCTCGGGACCGTAAGGGTTGGTCCCCCTGGCCTGGGGATCGTCTTTACTTCGACCGAACAACCAGAGGGCTTTATCCCGCTCCTGGTCGGCTTCCGCCCCGCGTCCCTTTTCAGGATCGCCCATTTGTGACGCCATGATGTAGCGGGTCACGTATTCCTCGTTCTTCGGCAGTTTGGCCCAGAGTTCCGGCGGAACGACATTGGCCCGCCGCAGGGTTTCCAGGCCACGATGGATCGACTCGTGGACAAGGTTCGACGGGTAGGCGGCGTTGGAGTAGATTCCGCCGGTTTTCGGCGTATAAGTGCCCGCGTACTCAGTATCCAAACCCCTTTTCGTATCCAGGTTCATCGTGCGCGGCTGATAGCCGAGAGCGGCGATGGGCGAGCGATTGATGGCGAGTTGCGCCGCCTCATAGGCATCAGCGGTCCGGGGTGTCCCCGGCGCCGCCGAGGCGACAGCCGGCAGGCCCAGTGTCCAGGGCGACAGTCCTTGTGACGGAATATCCAGCAGGTTGGCGACCCGGCCACTGGCGTAAGCCTCGTTGCCGGAGCCGTAAGCCGCATCATTTCGACGAGCATTGGCGATATCGGCGACATCGGGATAACGCGCCAAAGGCGGGGCGGGGATGGTCTCGTCTCCAATACCCAGCAACCCGGCGATATCCGGAAGCCGATCGGACAGACCAAGCAGAGAGGCCATGGGTTACTCCATGCTCTGGGAATGAAGGGTCGCCGCCGCGTCCGCCTCGGGGGCCTCGGCGTCGGCCTGGAGTTCCTCCCAGACCCGTTTGATCGCCAGGATCAACTGACGGCTGGCCTCGCGGTTGGAGGCGTCCTCGAGGAATATCGCGTTCCTGGTCGCGTCCTCGGCGATACGGTCCAGCAGGGCGTTGAAGTGCGGATCGGCGATGAAACGTTTCGCCGCCTCGCACTGGATGAGGCGTTCGGCGCTGAGCGGCATTGTTCAGTAACCGCGCAGTAAAATGAACAACAGGATGATGAGGAGAATGGCCCCGATGCCGATACCGGGGCCATACCAGCCGCCATGGATGTTGTGGGCGTAATACCCGCCGCCGAGGCCGCCGAAGAGCAGCAGCAGGATGATGATGAGGAGGATGAGGTTCATAAGACACCTCCCGCCCGCGGCGCCCGGAGCAGCTGGATGGCGCGCGGCAGGGAGACCGGCAGCGTGCCTTCCACCGGGTAGTTGGGCGCCTGGTTGAGGCGGGCGTCATCGCCGCTCTCCATGGCGCGATCGATATTTGGGTCGGATGGTTTCAGCGCGTCGATAGTGGGATCGGTATCGCCCACGCCGCGCTGGAGACGATCGACGCGATCCGCCCAGGGATCGTCTTCATCCACGGCTGATCCAAGCAGCCCTTTTCCCGGTTTGATCACTGGGCCGCCTCCAACTTATCGGCGATTTTCCGCAGCATCGCTGGCACCAGCGGCATCCCGACCGACCGCGACAGATCGCGTATTTCCGACGGGCAGGTTCCCGTGGCGATGGCTTCGCCATCCAGTCGCACCTCAATGACGATCGTTTCAGGATTCGCAGGCATCATTGTCACACAGCCATTCGTCTGTTCCGCTCTCGTTGTACATGGCCTCGCGGACCCCGAGGTGGCAGCCGCAGCCGGGGCATTTCGGCGTCGCCTGGTCTGTTCCACTCTCGTTGCAATCCCGTTGCCACTGCCTCACGGTTGGAAGTGGAAGATTATCCATTCGGACCTCCTGGGCTGGGGAGGGCTGGGCCACCAGGGCCATTGAGCGGGAATTGCGACGCCCGCTGGGTCAGTTGTCCATACGCCGTCGGTAAGCGACCCGTCGCCAGGGACTGACGAATGGTGTTGGCGGCTTCCGGGTTGATGGGACCGGGAGGCGGAGCGAGAGGACGTTGTTGGGGTGGGGGCATCATGGGCGGCCGGGGAGGGCCACCGGCCGGGAACATCAGGGGAGGGGCAAGCGGCGGAGGCTGTTTGGGCTGGGGCGCGCCAACCGCCGGCGGTTGGGGCGATGTCGGTGGCGGTAGATCCGACAGCAGTCCGACCGCCGGGGCGTTGGACTTCATGGCTTGTTTGAACTCGTCGAGAGAGGGGACGACGATGTTGGACGTAGCCCCCGCCACCCACGCCTTCACCCAGGCATCGAGGGCGGATTTGTCCCGCTCGCGATCGTCCTCGAGGAGGAGAGAGGCGCGTTTGGTCTGCTGATCCGCCCGGGTGTTCTCGATGTCGGCGTTGGTCTTCTTGTTCTGCGTGTCGGCGAGGATGAGGTCGGTATTGGGCGGAGGGGGAGGGGCGGGGGGTGGTTGGAAGTCGGGCGGCAGGGCTTTGAAGTAGGAGCTGATATCGGCGATGTTCACCGTCTCCAGCATGCGGGCGAGCGTGTTGCGATACTCCGGCAGGCCCGCGAGGGGGTTGGAGAGCCCGCCCTGCTGGATCAGTTGCTCCTGCTTCTGGGCGATGGCGCTGAGCATCTGGAGCCGCTCCTGGGGCATGCCCTTGCCGCCGACGTTGACCGCCGTTTCCCATTGGGTGGCGAGCGCGCGCGGGTCGATGGGTATCCATTGTTGACGGATACGAATGACGTTGGGACGGTCCTGCTGGCGCGCCAGCATCTTCAGGAGCCCTTTGTATAAGGGAGCCAGACCGGTCTCGGCCAGCGTGCGGGCCACCATATCGAGCCTGTCCTGGGCGGCGGAGGACTGCTGGGACACGGCGATCGGGGCCGTTGATTGCAGTTCATCGACGGTCAGGCCGGATGATGCGCGGGTGATGCCAGTGCGGGACTCGCGGATCGTTTCGAGCACCGCCATGATCGGCAGGGCTTCTTTCCCCATGAAGGGTTTGGTCAGTTCGGCCACCGCGCCCTGCTGGGCGACGCGGATGATGCTGCCGATCGCGGTCTGGCGCGTGTCGGCGAGATTGGCCTGACCCACGACGACGGTCGTGCGGGGGAACATGCTTTGGCCGAGTGAATCGAGCACGCCGCGCATGACGCGGGATTCGACCCGTTGCAGGTCCATGACCATGTCGGCCTGGCTCTGGCCGATGACCCTGCCTGGCTCTCTGTAGGGGGTGAAGCAGGCGAGCGGGATCTCGTCGCAACGCTCCCACATGACGAGGTTCTGGGATGCTCCGAGGAGATGGACGTGCAGCAGCTCCGAGACGTTGTCGCCATCGGCGTCGCATCTGATCCAACCCTCGACGTGGCGCACGATCGACTGGGACTTATCGTTGGGCGGGGCGCCCGCGATGTTGTGACCCTGGGCGTTGGACCGCGCGATCAGTTCCGTCCGTTGCCGCCCGGCGGAGCCACGTCCCGAGGCGATATTGGCAAGGATTTTGTCCTCTGGCAGGCCCGCCTCGATCAGATCGCTGACGGTTGAGTCCTGGACGATGAACAGGGCTGGGGTGGTCTCGACGGACGCGGCGGAGGGATCGATCCAGACGCTTTCGGTGAGGACATGAGAGACCTGGGGCCATGCCTGGGTGGCGCTCCGGGTGATCGTGGCGCTCCAGTATTCGGCGGGCGCGCCCTGGGAGAGGTAGAGTTGGCCCTCGGGGGTTTTGGCGAGAGCCTGGGATTCGGCGGGTGTCATCGGCCGTCTGACGATGCGGGACGCCTCGATGCCAGGCTCGGAGAGGAGCATCTGAAGTTGAGGGAGTAAGAGACCGGCGGCGACCTCGGTGCGGGTGTGTTTCAAAGACCCCCAGTGCCACCGCACCCAGCCCGCCTTGCGGGTCAGGGCGTCGAGGAGCGCGTCGTGGAGGATGGTCCAGCCGGGGTTGGCGGTGAACAACGCCCAGCGCGCGTAGTCCGTCGCCTGCCGGGCCAGGGACGTGGCGAGTTGGTCGTTGGCGGCCGTCGTGTGATCGGATGAGAGGGGTTGGAAGGAGACCGGGTCTTCGACGCCGGTGAAGATGCGCAGGAGGGAGGGCAGCGTCTGGCGGATGGTGTCGCGCACGACGGTCATCGTCAGCTTGGAGCGGCCATCTTCCAGCGGTCCATCAGGCAGACCGGCATAGTAATTGGAGGCGGTGACCCGCTCGCGGGACAGGTAAGTGTCATAGTTCTGGGCGGTTTTGTAATAGAAACGGGCGACGGCGTTGATTTCCACGTCCGTCTTGCCGAGACGCTCATAAATGACCTCGTCCTGCCAGGGGGCCGCCGTGGGACGCTGAGCCGGACGCAGGCCCGATGCGTAGGGGCGGAGAGGGGCGGGAAGCGACGCATCTGAATCATCAGGCTCGCGCTTAGGCGCTTTGGTAAGAAACGCGAGCATCCGTTCCGCTGGAAAGTTAAGGTCAGTCGGTCGAACGCCGGAGGGGATAAGCCCAGGGATCGACGGAAACGGGGAATGCGGCGCCACTATTTGTTGGGGTGCCAGAAGCCCGCTCGTGGGCGGCGGAGGAGGCAGCATGGTCGCGCTCATGGCTTTATTTTCCCGGACATTTCGTTAAGCTCCCGGACGGGATGCGCCGTCGTTACAGCGCCGGCACACCCCTGACCGCGACACCCTTCAGAGAGGGCCTCATGGCTATCAGGACACTGCCCGATATCAACTATATCCGCGAGATACTGGACTACGACGCGGAAACAGGCGTTTTTACCTGGCGAAGCAGGCCAAAAGAACATTTCAGGACACAAGCCGTGCTCGTCAGGTGGGGTATTCTTTTCGCCGGACGAAGAGCCGGGACGATCGATGGCGGCGGTTATATCCGTATCCGTATCAACAACGAATACTACCGGGCGCACCGCCTGGTCTGGCTTCTCGCCCGTGGGCATCCAATTCCCGTCGAAATCGACCATATCAACGGAAATAAAGCCGATAATCGAGCGGAAAACCTCAGGGCGGCGACCAAAGTCGAAAACGGGGCCAATTCGCGTATGCGCGCCGACAATAAAACCGGGTTCAAAGGGGTATTCCGGATCAAAAGCGGACGCTATCGAGCGAAAATCGACATCAACCGACAACAGATCCATGTCGGATATTTCAAGACGCTGAAAGAAGCCGCCGAGGCCAGAAAAGAGGCTGCGGAACGCATCCATGGGCCTTTCGCCAGGCATACATGAGGCGTTCACACCAGATCCCCCTCCACAAGGAGCATCCCGACCGGGTTTTTATCAAATAATCCAGAAGTTTGACCACTGCCGACGCCCAGCCCTTGCTCGCAGAACGTAAGGTTCAACGCATCGGCGTGATCGCAGCTGGGGAGGCCGCGAGAGCGCATCGACTGCTTGCTTTCGACCTGAAGCCTGCCGTCGCTCAGGAAGGAATAACGCGGCATGAGGAGGTCGTCGCGGAGGCGATCATGGCGCGGCAGGCGCACGTTGCGGTTGCCAAGCCACTCCTTGCAGCGCACCCATAACTCGTCTCGTAGGCGTGCGTATCTACCGGTGGTTGAGGCGGTTTCGGAGACATTGACGCCGAGAATGGGCAGATTTTGCTCGTGCAGACGATCGACGACGCCGGACCCGATGCCGATCACGTCGATACATATAAGAGAGGGACGGGCGTTAGGAGATTGTATGTCCCATTCCGCCTTGATGGCGCCGGCCAGTTGCATGGTGTCCAGGCCATGCCAGGCGCGCGGCATTTCGGTAACGACCCGGCCTTTCCTTTTAATAAGGACGGAGGCGTCAGTGCCGAATCGGGCCACATCGACGCCCCATATTTCAATGGCGAGAGGGTCGATCTCGATGTCCCTGAGCATGGCGCTGTCAACGAGGTCGGCGCCGATGAGCGTATTGTCGTCGGCGAGCGGGAACTCACCGAGAACGCGAACGCGGAAGGCGTTGGAATCCATGCCGTAGCGATTGGCGATCTCCTCGACGAACTCCGAGGTGACCCGTTTGGAAGAGGCCGAGGAGACCTTCTGGGTGTACCAACGGTCCCGCTCCATCATGTGGGCGCGGTAGAAGAAGCCGGTGCTTCGAGTCGCGTTGCCGATGAGGAGCGTTATCGCGCCATGCGATGACATCGAGCCCGAGGCGGCCTCGAAGACCGATTCGGGGATACCGCTGGCCTCATCGGCGATGAGAAGGATATGCGCTGAGTGCAGGCCAGCCATCGCCTCTGGCGTATCGGGGCGAGAGGTTCTCGCGGTGACGAAACATTCCTGGTCCGCCTTTAGCGTGACGCGATCGGAGCGAATATCCCACAGATCGCGCCAGCCGGAGGGGAGGATATTCAACCATTTAATGAACTCGGGCCATAGCGCGTCGAACAACTGGCTCGAAGACGGCGCGGTTATGGCGACCTTGAACGGCGCGCGGGTGCAGATGAACCATACGCACAGCCACGCGGCGAAGCAGGTCTTGCCGACGCCATGCCCCGAGCGAATGGCCAGACGGGTATGCCCGCGCGCCACCGCGCGGAGTGCTTCCAGCTGCCACGGGTCTGGCTCGACGCCCAGAATATCCCGCACGAAGGCGATCGGCGCGCGAGCATACTTTTCGATCGCCGCGTGGAACGGGTTGGTTTGGAGGGTGGAACTCATGGATTCTTACCAATTACGTCACGAATATAATTACAGGTCTCCACGACCGCGATAAACTTCCCATTAGTGGTTACCACGACGCAACGGACACTTCCGGTGAAATGTTTCAGGTCAGTGGCTATTGGCTCTCGCAAACTACTGATCGTTTTCGGATTCAGAAACGCACGTTGGCCATCTGGCCCGTGTAGCTCAATAAATTCCACTCCCGATATAAATATCAACGCCAGTGAAGCCTGAGGGATATTCCACAACAATTTTGAATGGGCGCTAAGTGTTTCAAAACCGTAATGATGTTTTGCAAATGCTCTGAGGAAATTTGGAAGGGGTGCCAGTGCCATCGCCACACGCGCGGGCAGGGGGGCGGGCGCCCGCCCGCGCGCCTGGGCGCGCGCACGCGCACACACGCCCGATCGCGCGATCATGCTGGTTGTGGCTTGATGATTGTCATTGGGATCATGTCCAAACGGACGATTGGTGACACACTCCACGATTGAATGATGTGTCATTACGGTATCATTCCGTTGGAATGTCTGTAGACGTGGACTCGATAGTCTCGATTGTCGGTGTTGATTGCTGTTCAATAAGCGTGGCGCTAATGGCTCTCGCCGCCACAAGGTGGAGTTCAATGGTTGAATTGCTGTTGATATCCATTTCCTGTTTGGGCCGGCCGAAGCCACGATCAAGCAGCGCTATCGCGGCCGCGAGCTTGATCTTCTCGTCCTTCGACGACAGCAACCCGACGACTACCTTGATACAGCGCGGCCCGTGCGTGCGCGCCAGCGCGGCGATATCAACCGCCGGCTTTTCCCGTCCGCGCGGGTTCCCAGACTGACCAGGACGCCATGAGCCACTCGAAATGCCGCCTCGCACGCCGAATTGCTTGCGTCTTATCCGTCCTTCATCGCTTGACTGCTCTTGCCTGCTGTCATTCAATTTGAGACACAATCCCATGCGGTGATACAGGCTTTGACATGGCACGGTTTGCCTGTTCCCGCAAATAATTCATGCCGAAGCGAAAATACCCCTTGCGCTGTGAACGCAACAGGTCCACATAGAGAGGGTGTTGAACAGATGAACAGGACGAACAGATGACAATCGATCCGATCAACAATCTCTATGCCACCGACGGCGCCTGCCACAACGCCGAACCAAACACCTACGGTCACGAGTGCGGCAAGCAGGCATGGTTCCTCGGCAAATCGCGCGGTGGCTTTTGGAGTGGCTATTGCTCCGATTGCAAAACCAATGGCGCCGAGGCCAGGCAGTGCACTGAATGGCGCGAACACCCCTCACGCGCCTTCGGCTGATCGAAACACCTTAACCAGTCAAACAGGATAACCAGTGATGACCAGTCTTTCCGCTTATAGCCACTTCAATCTCGAACAGACCATCTCGGACAACCCCTGGGAGGTTCGCGACGAGGTCTCGTCACGCACCAACGTTATCGCTCGTCAACTCGCCACGCTCCGCCGGAAGATGGCGAAACTCGAGGCCGAGGCCGCCGCGCTCGAAGCCCTCTACATCCGGGCGTTGGAAGGCATTCGCGTCGAACAGGATAAAAACGAGACCAATCCCATGGACGACTTCAACTATGTAGGATCGAGACACCACTACTGATCGATACCGATACACCGCTCAACCAGTCAAACAGGACAAACAGCCATGACCTTCCTGACATTTTGGAAAGCTCTGAACGCGGCCCTGGCGGTTCGAGACGAGCCCGAAGCGCTCCACGCCGAAGCGCGGCGCTGGTATGACTGGCGCCCCGTCAAGAATATCGACGAACGGATAGTCAACAGGATCGTCAATGAACGCCGGCCGCTCTGATCACACCGCGAAAGGCCCCTCACGGGGCCTTTTCTTTGTTCAGGACGTTCCGCCAACCCCACCACGCCAGCAGCGTGGCATCGGCTTCGTCATGCGTCAGGGGGCGTTCAGGCTGTTGGAGGACATCCCTCGCCAGCGCGATCCCGGCATCCTTGCCAGCCGCGCCTCCTCCGAGCCCGTAGGATCCCCGCCACACCACCGGCTGGACATAGACGACCGCTGGATGCCCCGCCGCCGCCAGCACGCCCCGTACGGCCCCGTATGCCTGCCCCAGGGCGAAGGCGGACCTGACGCCCATCTGGGGAGAGGCGTGCTGCGCTTCGACGACAATCAGTTTCACGTCCCGCGAGGCCAATGAAAACCACGGACCGGCCAGGGGCACGATGATGTTCTGGGCGATGGCGCTCGCCGCGGGCATCACTCGGATAAGCGCGGCCGCGCCATTCATGCCTGGATCAATCCCGAGAATGAGGGTCACCACCACTCCGGCGTGGCGGCTTTCCGCATCTCTTCCTCTATCTCCTGAACGAATACGACAGTGATGCCCGACATGCGGAACATCTCACGCATCTGAGGCTCCGACACACCCCGCCCGGTATAGGTCCCGACCACCAGACACCGCGCCTCCAGCCGTTGCATCTGGCGCATGACCGAGGGGAAATCGTCGGACAACGTAGGCTTTATCTCTACTTTCCATTTACCGCACGACCAGTACGCCTGCCCGAAGTCCCATTCGTATGAAACAACGACATCGACGCCTTTAACCTCATACTCCGCGCGGCTGGTCAGACCCAGGTCATTCTTGTTGATATTGTCCAGGCGCCATTGACCCTCCTCCACGATATCTGGCCTCCAGGTCTTTTGAATATCTTCCCTGGCCTGGGCCACGATTTCCCTTTTCGCCCGCGCGATAGCCATGTCCCGATCATACGCCGCCAGGACGAATCCATCACGAAACGCCCGATCCAGGAACTTCCCCTGAATGGCGTTGTGCTCCGGACTGTCGTCGATGCCCGCCCCACGCGATATGATCGCTGAATGGAGTTCGGCGAAACGCTCCGCCACCCATGCCTGGGCACTGACCCAATCCGCGTATTGAGGATCGACGGCCAGCAGCTCCGCGACCGTCTTCCCCTTGTGCTTGCCGAAAGGCAATATTATCGCGGAAGGGTCTTTTTTAGGGCTTTCAGCCATTATATTTTCCTTTTGATAAACCTACATTTGCGGGGTCAGCGGGTAACTGCGGGTAGTATTCCCACTACCCCA